ATGTTAGATATTTCGAAAGAAAAAGGTATCGGGCTGGACACAACGCGCCTGAAGAAGATGATCAAGAAGCTGATGGATAACCTGGAAAAAGAAGATATTTCCAGTAAGTCTTCTGTCGGTGAATTATTGAAACTACTTCAGATTTACAAAGAACTGACGGCGGAACAGGTGAAGGAGGTAGAGGTCCGATGGGTAGATCGACGAAACGCCGGGAAGGAATCGGGGAAGTAGAAATAGAGTATGAAGCGCTACCCTCGCAAGCGCAATTCCACCGGTTGAACACCCGGTTCAAAGGCTTCTCCGGACCGGTGGGATCGGGCAAAAGCCAGGCGCTCTGCCAGGAGGCCATCCGTTTGAGTTACATGAATCCCGGCCGGCTCGGCCTGCTGGGAGCACCGACATTCCCCATGTTGCGGGACGCGACGCAGGCCGCGCTGTTTGAGATTCTCGAACGGAGCAAAATTCCCTACGAGTTCAACAAGGCCGAAAACTCCATAGTTTTCACACAGGTCGGGTCTAAAGTACTGTTCCGGTCGCTCGACAATCATGAGCGGCTCCGGGGTACGAACCTCGCCTGGTTCGGGATCGATGAATTGAGTTACTGCCAGGAAGCGGCTTGGTTGCGGCTGGAAGCGCGGTTGCGCGACCCGCTCGCGAAAATGCTATGCGGCTTCGCAGTTTGGACGCCGAAGGGCTTTGACTGGGTCTATCGGCGGTTCATCGCCGATCCGGTGGAAGGGTACGGAGTCGTGCTGGCAAAGCCGCACGAAAACCGGCACCTGCTGGATCAGATTCCAGACTATTACGAACGGTTGAAGCGAAGTTACGACGCCCGGTTTTATGACCAGGAAGTATTAGGGCAGTATTTGAATGCCACCGCCGGCCGCGCTTACAAGGCGTTCGACCGGGCGGAAAACGTGAAAGTTCAGGAGTTCAATCCATGGCAGCCGCTGCTGTGGGCACTCGATTTGAACGTGGACCCGATGGCCTCGATTGTGGCGCAAGCGGACGGGGACCGAACCATCCGGGTGTTGGATGAAATCGTCCTCAGCCGGGTGACAACGGAAGAAGCCTGCATGGACTTTGTGCGACGGTTTCCCGAAGCGCGGCGAATCATCATTTATGGGGACACCTCAAGTGGCGGTATCGACTACGGAACGATGCGGCGGTTCTTTCAACAGCAGTGCATGAGGAATGTCGAGTATCGCAGCCCATCGTCCAGCCCCTCGGTCCGCGACCGGCTGGATCTTATGAACGGATCGTTGCGGAGCACGGACGGCGAACGCCTCCTGCTGATCGATCCGCAATGCAAGGAATTGATTCTCGACCTCGAACAAGTGGTATTGCTCGAAGGCACGACGATCATCGACAAAACCAAGGACTCGCGCCGAACGCACCTATCGGACGCGCTCGGGTACCTGGTGTGGCAGGAACAGCGATACCGGGAGCCGATCGGCTTCCAGGACAAGCCGCTGTTTTAGATAAGACGAAAATATCCTGGCGACGGATTGGCGGAGGCCACCGGATTCTATCCGGTGGCCTTTCGCTTTTCCCCGCCACGCGAGGAAGGACGTAGATCAATAACGTGACCGAAATTAACAATGAGCATCACGAGTATAAAGCGCGCCACGCGCTGTGGAAACAGTATCGCGACCTCTACACGGGTGGCGCGCAGTTCAAAGCCCAAGCTGGGGACTACCTCATCCAGCGCAACCGCGAACCGATGGGCGTCTATCAGGAGCGGCTTGACCGGGCGTTCTATGAAAACTACATCGGCTCAATCGTCGATTGGTACGCGGCGACGCTGTTCCGCCGCGAACCGTTAATCGCCATCGAAGGCGCCAACGATCTGGGCCGGAAGTTCTTCAGTTCGTTTGTGGAGGATTGCGACCGCAAGGGTTCCAACCTGAGCGATTTCTTCCGCGGGCAAATGCTGGAAGCGTTGATCTGCGGCTCCAGTTACACGCTGGTGGACTTTCCGCGGCAACATCGCAAACTTCAGAACCGGGCCGAAGAGGAGGCCGTGGGCGCCGCCAACGCCTACCTCGTAAATTATTCGCCGGACCAGCTCATAAACTGGTCCACCGACGAGCGCGGCAGCTACGAATGGGTGGTCATCCGCACGTCACAACTGCGAAGGGCCAAGCTCGAAGATCCCGAGCCGATGCTCGAGACCAACTGGCACTATTACGACCGCGAACACTTCCGAAGCTACCGGCAAGTCGGCAAGGCCGGGATGTTTGGCGCGGCTTCCGGCGCTTCGCCGATAGAACTGGTGGACGAGGGACTGCACGGACTGGCGCGCCAGCACAGGGTTCCGCTTTTCGAACTGAAGCTCACCGACGGCATGTGGCTGATGAACAAAGCCGCGTCGCTGCAATTGGAGCATTTCAACAAGTCCAACGCGCTCGGCTGGGCCCTGACGATGGGGCTGTTCGCCATGCCGGTGGTCTATTCGGACAAGTCATGGAATCAGATTGTGGGCGACAGTTACTACATTCAGATGGGGCAGAATGACAAGTTTAGCTGGGCGGAGCCGGAAGGCCATGTCTACGAAATCGCGTCGCGGAATCTGGATCGTCTCAAAGATGAGATTTACCGGGTGTGTTATTTGCTGGCTCAGGCCGATGGCCGGCAGAGTTCGGGCCTGAGCAAACAGCGGGATTTCGCCATCACGCAAGAAGTTCTGCGCGGATTCGGCGACACCGTTAAGGACGCGATGCGGCGTGTGCTGCTGGCTGTCGAACAGGCGCGCGAGGACGATCTGTCCGTCGGCGTCTCCGGCCTGGATGAGTTCGACATCGGCGATTTCTCGACGGAAATCGAAGATGCCCGAAGGCTGCTGGAACTGGGCGTCGGTTCGCCGACGCTGCGCCGGCAGGTCTACAAGAAACTGGCCTTCAAATACCTCTGCGACGAGCGGCAGGATTTGAAGGACACGATCGCGCGGGAGATCGATGAATGGATGTCCCGCAACGAAGGTAAGGAGAGCTAGTTATGGAAGAAAACATGAACAACGAGGCGTCCAAGACGCCCGATATCCGAGCCCTGATCCAGGACGCGATCCGCGAGTTCGTGAACCAGGAAACGGCCAAAAGTGAACCGGCCTACAAAGCGGAACTCGAGGACGAACGGCGCCGCCGCGAATCGCTCGAGCGCCGCATGAACGAACTGGTGGAAGAGAATCGCCGCAGCCGGCTGATGGCCGAAGAAGCGGATCGAAACTCGTCCATCCGGACGGAACTGCAACGGCTTGGCGTGAGCAAAGTCGACTTAGCTTATCGCGCGGTGAAGGACGACATCCAACGGACCGAAGACGGCCGCCTGATAGCCAAAACCGCCGAGGGCGAAGTGGGTCTGAAAGAGTACCTCACGCATTTCGTGGGCGAAAACCCGGAACTGCTTCCGGCCCGCATGGTTGGCGGCTCCGGCGCCAGCGGCAATCAACGCGCGGGCACTTTCAGTTCCTCCTTCGATCTGGACAAGATTCGTCCGGGAATGCCGAAGGAAGAGTTGGAACGCGCCCGGCAGGAGATTGCCCGGGTGGCCCAGCAACTAACGCCCAACCTCTAAGACTTTTCGCGGATGGCGCATCCGCAATCGACCTTGTCCCGGCGCGGTAAGCGCCTGGACATCCTTCCCTTACCGGCCCTCAAAACGCCGGACGGGGCTGATAAAGACCACAACCGGCCTGGAGAAAATCCGGGCCGAATCTTTTTTTGGGAGAGCAGAATGCCTGCAATTACGTCTTCGAACATCGCCAACGCGATCGTGAAACTGGTAGCCGCCGACGCCTTACCCGCCTTGATGGGAAACCTGGTCATGGGAAACCTCGTGAACCGGAATTTCGAGCCCACCTTGGCCCAGGCCGGCGACACTGTCAACGTGCCGATCCCGCCCACCTTGGTAGCGAATAACATCGCCCAGGGCGGTTCGGTCACCACCCAGAATCCCAGCCTTGGGAATGGGCAAATCATCCTGAACACGCATGCCGAAGCCACGTTCCAGATTCCGGACGTGACCAAGGTTTTGGCCGTTCCCGATCTTCTCCGTCTCTACATGGAGCCGGCCTGGGCCGCGATCGCGGAAAAGATCGAAACCGACCTGATGAACCTCTACGCGCAGTTCACCGCCAACCCGGTCGCGGGCAGCGGCGGCGGCGCGATCACCGAGGCCGCGATCGATCAGGCCGAAACGGCTCTATTCGACGCCAAGGTTCCGGCCAGCGCGCAGAAGTACATGATTGTCGACGGTACGACCTATTCGCAACTGCGGCAGATTCCGCGGTTCAGCGAGTATTCGTCCGCCGGCGAAGCGGGCGTTCGCGCCATGATCGATGGCAACGTCGGCAAGCTGAAAGACTTCTTCATTTTCCGCTCGCAGTTCGTCTCCAAGACGGGCAGCGGTCCGGTCACCACCAACAACCTGGCATTCTCCAAGGACGCCATCGGCCTGGTGATGCGCCGCCTGCCGCAACCCCTGCCCGGCACGGGCGCGGTGGCCGAGTACGCCGAACTCGGCAACTTCGGCATGCGTGTGGTGATGAGCTACCAGCCCAACACCCTCGCACAGCAGTTCACCGTTGACGTCCTCTACGGCGTCGCGGTTCTGCGAAACAACCACGGCGTCCAGGTTCGCAGCTAGTAGTTGCGGCCGGACGCTCAATGCAACTGGAAAGGAGGCGCAACCGCGCCTCCTTTTTTCTCGAGAGGAATCCTATGAACCTAAAAGATTATTACCGCGACATCACGGCGCAGGAAGCCGCGATTGAGGAGCCGTTTGTCCTCGTCATCAGCCTGATGACGCCCAACGGCGGCCGCGCGGGCATCGAGTCCGAAGTGAACCGCGTCACGGCGGCGAAAATGATCGTCGATAAGCAGGTCCGGCTGGCCACGCCCGAAGAAGTGAAGCAACTGCGGGACAACCGGGAAGAGGAGCGACGGCGGAAGGACCTCGCGTCCCTGCAGGAACGCGTTCGAATGACGCGTCTGGCCGAAGATGAATTGCGTGCGCTTAAGAAGGCGCTGCACCCGTCCCGGAAGGGCGAGTAAGGAGACGGATATGGCGCTCCTTGTAGATGGCAATCCTTCTCAAATTACGGACCTGGCGAACTACGAAAGCGCGATCGTGGAAGTGGCCGCCATTGAAGGCATCGACTTGACGGCAAAGGCGACCGTGGCGGCGCTGGAAATCGGCTTGGAGCTGCAACGCTTCTTGGTTCAAACGCCGGGCGGCCAGCGGTTCACGCTCGGCCATGTCGCGGTAACCGGCGGACTGAAGCAGTGGCACACCCTGCTGGCGCTGTCGGCAACGTATCGCGACGCGCATTTCCAGCAACTCAACGATCGCCACAAACACAAGTGGAAAGAGTACGATCGGCTGGCCCGGGCAGCCGGGCAACTGCTGGTGGAAACAGGCGTCGGCCTGGTGTTCAACCCGCTGCCCAAGCCGGTGCAACCGATGCTGGGACAACTGGCTGGAACGCATCCGGCGCGCACCTATTACGTTCGCGTGGAGTGGGTGGACGCCAACGGCGCGGCCGGTTCGCCAAGTGACATAACCGGGATCACAACGCAGGACGGCTCGGCCCTGACGGTCCGCGCAATTGGCGCTCCGCCAATGGCGAAGGGCTGGCACGTTTATGCCGGACCGCTGGATGACGAGGTGCAAAGACAGAACAACGCGCCATTGGCGTTGGGTGTACTTTGGACGATCCCATCGTCCGGGCTGGCCGCTGGCTCGGCGCCTGGCAACGGACAGACAGCCGAACACTATCTGCGGCACATCAACTTGCTGCACCGGGGGTAAAGAAATGGCACAGATCGGAACGACAGCAGTTCAAAAAGCCGCGAGCCTCCTGCGCGCGCCCGCCGGCTTGCAGGCCGGTCTGGCGGCCATCGGGCAGGCTAACTCCGTAGTATTTCCGGTTCTCGAATTGTCGCAAATCATCGCGCAAAACGTGCCGGCCGACGTGATTGAAAAGAGTGCCGGCGTCAAATATCCGGCCTTTCACATTTATTGCGAGAAGCTGCAAAATACGTTGCGTGAGAAGTTCCGGCAGTTTTCCGGAACGGCGACGCTCAGCGTGGATGTACGCGTAACGCACGACCGGCTGGAGGGACTGGACCAGAAGTTGCAGTGGTATGTCGACGCGCTGACCGTAGTACTCGACAACAATCGCGGCGACTGGAATAACGGCCTCTTTTATACCGGCGGGTACACGGTAACTTATCAGCCCGTGAAACACGGCGGCAAGAATTTTCTCCAGACCGCGAAAGTGAGCTTGGACGTTCAGGTGAGCGTTTAAAAACGGCGCCCGCATTTTTCACAACAGGAAGGCAAAGATATGGCTTGTTACATTTCTTCCAATCAGAACCGCTTCTACGCGACGCTGGAGTCAAGCTTCGGCGCCGTGTCAGCGGCAACGGCGGACAATCGCATCCCGGCAATCCGCCTTGGCATTCAACACGAAACCGTTCAAGGACCGCGCCGCGATAAGACCGGCAGCCGGACCCGCGGCGGCATCCCATCCGGCGCGCGGACTCGCACGCAATATCAGTTGGGAACCTACATGACGAACTGGGGGAACATCAGTGCCGAGCCGTCCTACGGTCCGCTGATTCGCGGTGCGCTGGGCGCGGCTCCGCTGCTGGATGGAGGCAAGAGCGTCTCTTCGGTGGGCGGCAACAATCAACTGACATTCGGCTCGGCGCACGGCATGGCGGCAGGCCAGGCCGTTAGCTTCGGCGGGGAGATCCGCTTCGTCGCCGCTGTCATCAATGTCGATACGGTGGAGCTGAACGCGCCGTTTTCATTAACGCCGACGGGCGGCTCACCGCTCAACCCGACGATTACTTATGGGCCGGCCACAATGTTGCCAAGCGTCAGTATCTACGATTACTGGAGTCCGGCGACCGCGGTGCAACGCGTGTTGTCCGGTTCCGGCGTCGACCGCATGAAGATCAAAGTGAATGCAGACTATCATGAGTTCGAGTTCGCTGGGGACGCCCGGGACCTGATCGACAGCGCGAGCTTCGCGTCCGGTGTGGCGGGTTTAAGCGCGTTCCCGCCCGAGCCGGCCGTCGCGGGCTTGAACTACAACATAATTCCGGGCCATATCGGCCAGGTATGGATTGGCGCGGCACCGTCGCAATTCTTCACACTGATCGACGCGGAGATTGAGATCAAGAACAATGTCGACATGCGCAAGCGCGAGTTTGGCTATGCCGGTCCGACGTGCATTGCGGCCGGCGAACGCGAAGTGGGCATCAAGTTCACGCTGTTTGAAAAGGACGACGCGGCGACTATCGGCCTCTATCAAGCCGCGAAGAACCGTACGCCGATCAGCGTCATGATCCAGCTTGGTCAGAGCGCGGGCCAGTTATGCGGCGTCTATTTGCCGGCGGTGGTGCCGGAGGTGCCCGAGTTCGATGACCGCCAGCCGCGGCTGGAATGGAACTTTTCGCTGAGTTCCGCGCAGGGTTCGATGGACGACGAAATCCAGATCGCATTTGCGTGAGCCATGACCTACGAAAGCTACTCCACAGTGGAATCGCGCGCCTGTCCAGGCGTGCGATTCCGGGTGCGACGCCTGTCGCTGGCCCGGCGCATGGAACTGATTCGACTGATCCGGGAAACGGGAGAAAAGCTGGCCTTTCACATGGCGGGCGATAGCGTGCCGGACGCCGCAAATGCCGCCGACATTGGGGCACGCATGGACGCGCTCTACATTCGCTGGGGGCTCGACGAGATTAGCGGACTCACTATTGACGGTGAGCCTGTCTCGCTCGATAACCTGCTGGACCGCGGGCCGGATACGCTGGCGCGGGAAATCGTCGCCGCCATTAAGTGTGAGTTGTTCCTTGACGAGGACGAACGAAAAAACTAATAGTCGCCTTCCAATTTCAATTCGCGAACCAGGCCGCGTGGAAGTGCGACGAGTGCAGACAATTGGGCCTGGAAAAGCAACGCCGCTGCGGCTTTTTGCCGAATAGGGAGCACGAAGACCAACGGCCGGTTTGGGCGCGCGGACCAGTGCTGTTGACGGAGTGCCCGCGGTCCTTCATCCGGCCGGAAAGCCTGACGCTGCTCGAAGAGCATCACGTCTGGCGGATGGGCGGTAACGGCGATTTGCGGGAGTATGCGGCCAAGAGCGTCGAAGCGTTCACGGTGCTGGATAGCGAACTTTTGCGGGAGAAAAACAATGGCTAACGATGAATTGATCGCACTACTGAAAAACCTGCAAGGGTCCGGCGCTGGAAGCGTCTTGAACCAGGGGCTGTTGGCACAACTGCCGTCGCTCATTGCGGGAATGGCGGAACCATTACAGGCGGCGAGCGCGTCCCGGAGAAGCACGATAGCTTCGACCGCTTCGTCGGTCGCTTCGACGGTCGCCTCGTCGGCGTTACGGGGCGTAAGCGGCGGATTAACGCTGTTGCCGGTGGTGAGCAGCCTGCTCAAGCTGTTCGGCGTTGGGCAGAAGAAGGAAGAACTGCCGGCGCTGGAAACGTTTGGCCTGCCGGCGCCGATTCGCGCGGAAGCGGGGTTGAGCCAATCGGGCGAAACGTTCCTCATCGATCGCGGTGTCGGCGACCGGATACGGCAACTGCCGGCGACGGCCGGCTCGACGCCGTTCGCTGGCTCCCAGGCCGCTTCAGCACCGCCGGGCGCGGGCGCGTTAATCACCGTGAACGTGCAGGCGATGGACAGCCAATCGTTCATGGACCGGCGTGAGGACATCGCCCGGGCGGTCCGTGAGGCGATGCTGCAATCGCACAGTTTGAACGACGTTGTGAGTGAGCTTTAGGAGCACGCAAATGCAAGAGTTTCCACGACTGAAAACAGGCGCCGTCGCGCAGTATCCGGCGCAAAGAACCCTGCGCTTTTCCACGCAAGTGATGCGGTTTATCGATGGCGGTGAGCAGCGGTACCGCGAATTCAGCGGACCGTTGCGGCGATGGACGATCCAGCTTACGACACTCGATGAAGAAGAACTGGACGCGATGGAGGCGTTCTTCCTGGCTGAACAGGGAGGCTACGGCACGTTCAGCTTCGTCGACCCGTGGGACGACACCGAGTACACCGATTGCAGTCTGGAGAACCCGGATGCATTTTTCGATTACACAGGATTTCACGATGCTCGCACCCGGTTAGTGGTGCGGCAGAACAGGTAAGCTATGCGTTACTTTCCACAACTCGAAACACGGACGGCGGGGCAGTATCCGCTGCGCCGGGAGCGGCATGAACGCGTGGTGCGGCATGAATCGCTGGACGGCCGGCTGCGGTCCTACTACGACGGAAACGCCAGCCGGGTGGGTTGGGTGCTGCGGTATGAGGGACTCAATGGCGCCGAACGCGGCGCCATTGACGCACTCTTCACGGAGTGCGAAGGGCGGTTGCAGGACTTTGTTTTTTTGGATCCCGCGGCGAACCTGCTCCGTTGGAGCGAGGACTACAGTCAGGGTATCTGGATAACGGATCCTTTGATCGCTATGCAGCCGGCGAACGACGATCCGTGGGGAACGACGAGGGCGACGATCGTCACCAACAACGGGACGGCGCCACAGCGTATCTCGCAGACCGTTAACGCCTCCGGCACGCTGCAATACTGCCTGAGCGCTTATGTCGGAAACGCGGCCCAGAAGTTCCGGTTGCGCATCGATTCCGGCGGTGTGGTGGTGGAACGCGACTTCGAAGCCACGGATCCGTGGAGGCGTTATTACGTGGCCGCCAAACCAGGGCCGAACGCCGATACCGTAACCTTCAGCCTGTCGCTGGATCCCGGCCACTCGTTGAAAGTTACCGGTCTGCAGGCCGACGCACAAGCGGCGCCGGGCGGTTATCGACGGACAAGTTCGCGCTGCGGCGTGTACCTGAACGCGCGATTTGCGGAAGACGAATTGGCCTGGACACAACGGGCTCCGAACAACAACGCGGCCGAGATTCGGATCGAAAGCCGCCCCTTTTAAACGACCGCGGAGAATCAGGACCCCATGCCCACGATATTCGAAATTAAAGAACAGGAAGTTCTCGAAACCCCGATTCTGCTGTTCGATTGCGAACTTCGCAACGGACAGCATGAATACTGGGCTACACACCAGGTGACGTACGCCGGAAACCTCTATTTGGCGACGCTGGTAGACCATAGCCAGTTTGACTTGCGGGCGCAATCGGAGGACGGTATTGACGCGACGGCAAAGATCTCGCTGACGCTGGCCAATACCGATTCGCGCTATTCGCAGGTGGAGCGGTCTATTGGATGGAAGGGCGCCAAACTGACGGTGCGGTTCCTGTTCTTCGATATGAAGAACGACGTGGCCGCCTCCGAAGACGCAGTGCTGTTTCGCGGAATCGCCAATGCGCCCGAGAACATGCGCGAGTCAACGCTCCGCCTTTCGTTCAACAACCGGCTGAATTTCCAGCGCGTGTTGTTGCCGGAGATCCGCATCCAAAAGCGCTGTCCGTGGATGTTCCCCGGCGATGCGGCGCAACGGCTGGAGGGCATTGATGGAGGTCCGAGGGGCGCTTACTCTCCTTTCTTTCGATGCGGCTATTCGGCTGGGGAAACGGGCGGCGTCGGCAACTTAAATGCCGCGGCGCCATACACTTCGTGCGACTACACCCGCACTGCCTGCGAACAGCGCGGCATGTTTAAGATCGACGCCGCTAACAACATCACGCGGCGATTCGGGGGCGTGGAATTCGTGCCGTCGAACGTTCTGGTGCGGGGTTATGGGGAGAAGGGTTCGCACGTCAGCGGGCCTATCGACAATGAGGCGAAGTACAACGACGTGGTGCCGCTAATTTATGGCACGGCATGGCTGCAGCCGCCGGTGACCCTGGCGCGCAATGACGGGAACCTGACGCGGATGGAAGTGCTGCTGGGCGCGGGCGAGATGCAGAGCGTGATGAAAATCGTTGTTAACGACATTGAGATTCCGCTGGGCGCGACGGGCCGCGACATGACGGCGACGGGCTGGTACAACGTCGTGAGCTATGGCAATCGGACGGGGAACTTCAACCTGGACTTCAGCGATGGGGCCGGCAATCCAGTGGGGGATCCGTACGGCAGCATGGCGGTGGTATCGGTCGTGGTTCCGAACCGCATTCATGACGGCCGTTCCTTGCCCCGCGTGACGGCACTTGTCGAAGGCATGAAGCTGCCGACTTATGACACGAGCGAAGCCTTCGCGGGTAACGTATTCACGAGCAACCCGGCGTGGGTCTTGCTGGATGTTCTGCGACGGAGCGGATGGATAGACAGTGAATTGGATGTGGTGAGTTTTGCCGAAACGGCGCTGTACTGCGACGATCCGATCCAGACACTTGACCTGCATGGCAATGCGATCACGATACCGCGGTTCCAATGCAATCTTGCCTTACGCCGGCGGCGGAGCGCGGCGGATGTTCTGCGGGGCATTCGCAACAGCGCGGGGCTGCTGCTAAGTTTCGGCAATGGCGGGAAACTTCAGTGCCGGTTTGAATCAACGCTTGCCGTTCAACATGCCGTGAAACCGGCGGGAAGCAACGCGACGGAATTGTTGTTCAACGGCTGGCCGGCTTACGAATTTGGCGATGGGTCCACGACGGCGGGCGGGCTGTTGCGGGGAACGGGAGGCAATCCCAAGATCCGGTTCTTCAGCCGTAGTTCGGCCGATGCGCCGAACCGGTTCAGCGTCGAGTTTCAGGATGCGTTTAATGAATTTCAACAGGACAGCGTGTCCTTGGTGGACGTTGACGATGTACTGGCGAGCGGCCAGGAGACGAGTGTCGCCCTTCCCGCGCTGGGCTTGGCGAACTTCGACCAGGCGGCGCGAATGGTCAAGTTGCAACTGCTGAAATCGGTGAAGGGCAACTTGTATGTCGAGTTCGAATCCAGCGTGCGCGCCTTCGGGTTGCGTCCAGGCGACTTGATCACCTTGACCTACAACAAGGAGGGTTTTCTTCGCCAAGCGTTCCGGGTAATGCGATTGGCCCCGGGTTTGAACCACCGGACGACGGTGATCACGGCGCAGTTCCACGACGATAACTGGTATGTGCAGACGGCGGGCAATGGCGCGGAATCAAGTGGCCGGCAGCCGAAGTATGAGTTGGGTTTGCCGCGGCCGCTGGGCGGGTCATTGATCGACGCGGACGGCGTTGCGCAGTTCGGAATTACGGAGAGCTACGACGAGGGGACGGACGGTTCGGCGCAGACACGTTTGACGGTCGAGTTCACCGCGCCGGCGAAGCCCTCGGCGAGTCGCGCGGGCAGTCCATTAGTTGGTTTCTCGGCTTTATCGCAGGGCAGCGGCGGAACCTTGGACGGCGATCAGATTCTTTACTACGCTTTGACCGCGGCGGATAGCGACGGCGCCGAAAGCGGCCTGTCGTTCATCGTCCGCGCGGTGATTCCGCCGGGCACGAATACGAATCTGGTCACGCTGCCGGGTCTGAGCTTTAGCAGCGAGACGCAGACGTTTCATGTCTATCGCGGCATCAGCCCGCAGCAATTGCACCGGATAGCGAACGATGTCGCGGCGGCCGCGACCTACACCGATACGGGCGCCGCGGATGGTATCGTCGGTCCTCCGGATGAAAACTACTCCCATGCCAATTTTCACTGGCGGTGGGAATTGCAAGGCCCCTCCGTGGCGAATGTGTCGACGTGGAACTCCGTTGGCAACACCACGCTGACGATGCTTGGTAACGAGTATCGCGGGCAAATCGTCCGCATTGTTTCCGGTAAAGGCGCGGGCCAGGAGCGGCGTATTTTCGGCAACACGCCAACGTGGCTGACGCTGGAGGACAAATGGGCGGTGATTCCGGACGCCACGAGCAAGTTCGTTGTCGCGGAACCGAGCTGGAGCTTCGGCGCTACGTCTTCGACGAGCCCGGTGACCTTCCTGATTCCCAACCGGGAAGGGTTCACGGTGCATGTTTCGGGGCGCTCGGCGAATGCGAATGACAAGGAGTGTTCTTTCGAACTCTGTCCGCTGACGCGATGGCGCATCGTTGGCGCAGCCGGCATGTTGCTGGACCTGGACGTGCCGCCGCAGCCGGTCTTCGCGATGCAAGTGAAGGGTAATGGGACGATTGATTTGTTGAGCGTCGGCTTCCCGACATTTGGCAATACGCGCAGCATTGCCGCGGGAACGTTGACGCTTCGCTACTGGGAAGAATTGCTGAGCCCGTCCGGTCTGCTGCTGACG